ACTCTTATCTAACATACCATAGTGTCCTCTGAAATCTTCAACAGGAATTACAATCTCTGGTGTATCAGTATTTAAATCAAATGATAGTCCATTCTTAATGAATACTTGAGCGTGCATAACATCACCACAACGATTAGCAAATAAATTCGCTGTAAAATTAATCTTATCGAAAGGTGCTTCATTAGATACTGACATATATTCAGCCGCTCCATGAGGACCAACGTGAGTTACGTCACCACTAAATGTGATACCAGCAGTATTCTTATTATCACAGAAACCATATTTCAACAACATCTTAGTGTTGTTATGAATACCATTACAATGTAAGTCGTAATCGCCTTCATCTAACCAGATAATGCCAACTGACATATCTCCAGATAGATTATTAATTTCAGTAAAGTATGGAACATTACCAATGAACTGACGATAAGATGTAGGTAAAGCAAGATTAATGTTCTTATCTAACTTAATCTTCTTAACTTCATTAAATCGATTCTTTAGTTCAGCCTCAACTAATCCTAAATAACGATTTAATCTTTCAATATCTCGATTAGATAATTTATTTCTTTCCTTAGATGCCAACTTCGCAGTCTTAATAAGGAAAGTATTAACATTATTTAATCTTGACTTGATACCACTAAATAATCTAAATAACTGTAAATTACTTAATGTAGATAATTGTTTTGAGAATTCATCATTACTAAAATGTAAGTTAGTTGCTGCTTCAAGGAATGACTTCTTCTTCGCAATATGAGTCTTCTTTCCATCTTTTGTAACTTTATTTAACAATGTTACAACTTCTTGATTGTCAATACTCTTCGCAATCTTACGAATCGCAAGTAATTCTTTACGATATGTCTGAGACTCTCTCTCAAGAGCCTTATTACTCATCAATAAAACATTCTTCATTAATAAAGAAATTGTTTCATCATCTCGTACATGAGTAAGGATATTGAACATCTTACGACGTGTCATTACGCCACAATTCTCTGGAGTTATCATTCCTAATAATTCCTGAATTGTTCTTGGTGCAATGTTATATCTCTTCATGAAGGCAAACTTTAATGTTCTAGACTTCATGGCGAAAACATCAACATCTAAATTGAATGTATCAACCCACTTAAAATATTGATTAATATCGAAAGATAATTGCTTAGTATTCATAATATAGTTGCTTAATGTCTTATTGAAGTCTAAACTTCCTAATACATCGATAACTACATAATTCTTACTGACAATATCCTTTACGATCGCTCTATCTTCATCTGAATAGACATACTTTGTATCTGGGTCTGCAAATTGATTCATGTAATAAATCATCTGCCAGAAATCTAATTCAAACTCAGACTTATTTAAAACACTTTCTAATGTTGGATAGAAAGTTTGATTTGTTGCATTCATGTCAAAACCAAAGATTTTTAATGCACTATTGTAATCTTCCTCATTAACAAAAGTACTTGTGAAAATAACACCCTTGTTAAAAGCGTCAGAAATCTTTTCATCTGACAACTGACTGTTACCGCGTCTAACGATTTTTAGTGTCTTAATAATATTTTCCATCATTTATATATCTCCTTACTCATTAAGAGTCTTTTTATGAAATCTAAGCAGAAATCTGAAAATAGGAATGAGAAATTAAATTTCGTTAAGTCTCTTTCGTCTAACTGAAATAATTCTTCTGAAACACTGTTCTCAATTCTATCCTTCTTTATCACACTTGTAAAAACGATTTTATCTTTAATAATTAACGAAAACATTGAACAATTATATTTCTCAATATAAGTCATATTCACTGTTCCAATATTATTAATCTTTAATTCAATATTGTCTTCCTTTAAATTAGGAAGAACTGTACTAATATAGATTAACAAATTGTTATACTCTTCGTTTTTATTAATATAATTTAAAATAGAGGCACGATTCTTTTCAAAATTTAATAAATTCACTTCTCACACCTCTTTTCTTTGTTAATCTTTCTAAACTGTTCAGTAAAATTTTTTATGAGATTTTTTGTATCTCTTACTTGTTCTTTACGAAGTTCTCTAATGAACTTTTCGTATTGATAATTTCTTTCCATATTTTATTATACAACAATCTTCCTAGTAGTGAAATAATGAAGACTTCACATAAATATTACGGAGTAAGAAAGATACAACCATTAATAGAATAGAGAACATGAGTACTCCAGATTCTAAAGATTCACTAATTCCGTAGAGAATACCTAAAATGAATGTTACAACAATAAATGTCTTTACTAAATCACTTACCCACTTCTTAAAATGTTTATTCTTCATATTTACACCTCTTGTTCTTTACAAGAGTAATTATAAACTATATCGGTTCTTTTGTAAATAAAAAAGAGAGAAGTTTTATGCATTCTCTCCAACTAACTTATTTAACTCATCAACAAACTCTTTTGCTTCTTGGTAATATTCCATCAACTTGTGCTTGTCTTGGACATCTACATTAGTACTAGAAATCACAAATCCAAACAAGTCTTCGTTTAAATCAACTGGTCCACAACCAAAGATTTTTCCATCTTCTGTCTTACTATAATCGTAGACTGGTTTAATCGTTACTGGAGACGACCATTCGTGATTGATTCGATACTCTTGGTATGTAGTTTGTTCTGCATTGCTCATTGTGATGTTTACTACTTTTACGATAAATGTTCCATTTTTACTTGTCTTCCCTGTTAAATGCATACTTTTTACCTCTTTCCTTATTTATGTATATATTCTGAATATTGCACACCATCTAACCAATATACACCATCTTCTTCATTATAGATGTATTCTTTTCCGTCTACTTCAATAATATTACTATTGAAAGATATTAGAACACTCTCTGGTTTATTCTGGTGCACTCTAGTGATGTTGTTGTTATGGACTATATATTTTACTGTGTCCATATAAATAGCACCATTAGAAATCACTCTAGATGTTCTGGTTAAGCCTAATCTTTTCTTACATCTGAAGTTATAATTAGATAATGCTTTCTTAACAGAAATGGCTTTAGTAGTTTCATTATGAAATGTACTAAGTGTATGTCCATAAATGTCTGTGAATGTTAAGTCTGCAGTATATCTAATCATGATTAAATTATATACTATTTTTATGATTTGTACACAAGAAAAGCGAGATATTCTTACCTCGCTAAAATATTTTCAAAATCTAATTCACCAATAAAAGGTTCTCCGGTTGTTTTAGAATGTCTGTAGTCTGACTCTTGAACCTTACTTAACAATTCTCTTGCGTTAATAATTTTAAATTTTGTAAATTCATTATTTACACACAAATAGTAGTGGTTCGCCGCTCTACCAAAATTTTCTAATGAGATTTTTGTAATAGAACCAATGAAATTTTCTCCAACCTTCAAGTCATAAAAATTCTCAGAGTCATAGAAATCTCCAAAACATAAATCAAGATAACTATCATGTAGTCTTTCATTACTATTAATCTTAAAATCAATTAATAAATTATTTGAATTAGAAATAATTAAATGTTCTTGTTTTTTTGCTTTACCAAATCTTGTTCCTTGAATACTTCCCCAGCTTTCCAAGAAAGTATCATCTTCTTGTAATCTCTTAACTAAATTTTCTACTTGTCTAATACTCATCTTACCAAATCCTCTACTATTCCAGAAAATAATACTGTTCTATCTAATTTTTCTAAAGCAAACTTATATAATCTTTCTCGATAGATGTCATACAAATCATCGTTATTATTTAACTCATCTAATTTTTTAATTAACTCTTCAGGTTTATTTTCATCATAAACAATAAACCCAATATCATCTGGATTAATATCCTTGAACACTGTTCCTTCAATATTCCAAATATCATAAGCACACTTTCTTACGATAGGTAATGTTCCAACAGAGATAATCTCAGTTAACGTATTTTCGATTGCATTGGTAAATGTGTCACCTAAGTAAGTTCCAAAATAACCAAACTTACATCTTGACATAACTTCTAAACCATTTTCTCTGACATAGTTACCCCAAATTTGTAATGGGAGTGCTTCATGATTATTATTTAAAAATTCTAACACATCTTCTCTATCTGGATGCATTGTTAAGTCATCAACAGATGTACAATCTACAACCTTCTTACCAATAACATAATCTTTATATAACTTAGAAACAATAGAGATATTTCTTTCAATACCCATCGCAATAGAAGTATATCCGTGACTCATTAAATAATTATAGTGTAAATCTTTAAATGGAACCCAACCTTTCCAGAACGCTGAACGTCCTAAATAACAGATGACATGGTCATACTTATCTTTAACATCTTTACGATAAGATGCTAGACCATTAATCGGAATTCCTACACATGCATGATAACAAATATCAAATGAATAATTAGGTAGTCTTCTGTTAATAAACTTCTGAGTAAAATCTTCACCTTCTGCATGAGTTATAACTAAATCTAAATTATTGAAAAAATCTTCTGTGTATCTTTCATCTGAATAGAAGTTTCGATTAATAGATGGTAACTTATGGTCTACTTGGAAATATACTGTTTTAATTCCATTACTCTTCTGTTCTTTTAAGAATTGATTAAACTTCTCCTTACCATCATCTGAAAAATCTTTAGACACAGCTTGAACTGACATCACAACGATAATGTCAGGTTTAAATATGTCTTTGTAAACATTTTCAATGTTATCTACTTTTGTTACATTAAATTTTACAATATCATTCTTCTGTGTTTTTTCTCGAGGCCATCTCTTTTCAGAGTTCGCAATGATTAGTGTATTATGTCCATATCTCTTACACTCTTCTTCTAACTCAAGTGTAAAACGTGTATTACCTGAACCTTCAATACCTCTCATCATCACAAATAAAATATTTTTACTCATAAATAAATCTCCTGTTATATGTGTCGTATATTATATATCGAAATCCAAAATTATTATACAACAAGAGTGATGCTAGAAGCGTTCTCGCCACTAAAAATGCTAAAAGTGATAGATTATACAGCCTCTTCTTTTTTAACCTTTTTGCGGCTGTAAAAGTGGTACAGTAGGCCGCTGTTTCTCGTCCTGACCACTTCTTAAAACAAAGAAAAAGTACTTAAATATCAGTACTTTTGTGTTTTATTAAAATTGCCTTACCGCAATTCCATATTTCATTATCTCCAAACTTAACTTTAAATGGTTTAATTATGTCTTTTATTTCATATTCTGGATATTCCAATATAGAATGTTTGGTCAAATCTAATTCAATTGTATCATCATTAAATTCTCTTATTTTATTTATTTTATTTTTGATAAACGTTTTAATATTATCTTTATCATATTTCCATTCTGACTCAAATATATGAAACAACATTATTCCTTTTTCTAAACATTTATTTGTTTTGTTTATATGATAGAATTTGCTTTTATTTTTACTATTATGCCAATAATCTCCATCAAATTCAAAAGCTATATTTAAATCTGGAATATATACATCTAATTCAAGTGGTTTTATTATATTTCTAGCATTTTCTATAACATTATATTTACAAATTGATTTTATGTATTCAACAATTTCTTTTTCTTTATTAGAAATACAATTTACGGTGCCAAAATGAGAAGTACTGTGATATTCGACAATCTTTTGAATATCTTCATTTTTTACATATCCATGATTAAGATATTTTACAATTGGAACTATCTGCTTGAAGAACCAACCATAACCATATAAATCTATTAAATCTTTAACTTGTTTATATCCTTTTTCTTGAAACTCTAAGTTTTTCTTTAATTTTGTTTCATTTGTTTTTTCTATAACATCTTTATTTTGCGCAGAATTTTCTACCCCATATCTTTCTAAGTTTGTTGTTTTGATTTTTTCTTTAACTTGTTTACTTTGTGTTGGGTATTCTGTTCCATAATGTTTTATTGATGATAATTTTGCTTTATTTTTAAAATCGTCTGACTCTACATACGATTTTGTTCCATATTTTCTTAAACAAGTTATTTCTATCTTTTCTCTCGAAGATAGTCCTAATTTTCCGTATTTTTCTATTTCTTTTTCTATTTTTTTATTTTTGATTTTTGTTCTTTTAATTTTATTTTGTCTTTTTCTTTTTTGTTTAAGTTTATTTTGCTTTTCTATTTTTTCATATAGTTCCTTATGATTACTAAGAAATGTTTCTCTTGCTTTTTTGTTCTTTTCTTTATTTCTATTTGAACATGTTGGACAACAAAACGTAGAATATCCACCGGTTATGCTATAAAACCTAGTTGGCTTTCCACATTCTAAACATATACCTTCATTTTCATTTTTCTTCAAAAATTCATCATAATATTTCTTTGAGTCATAATCTAGATGACTATATCTAATGTGTGTCGCTATACTACCTATAGAACTACACTCTTTTCCACATATCTTACACTTTTCCATATTTTAATTATACAACCATAAAAAAGACTAGATTTGAATCTAGTCCTGAGGTGTTACTGTTTCTGTCTTAAAATTTACGAAGTTGCAGTCAAACGAGAACTTATTTCCTGTAAGAATTCCATCATTCAATACGTTTGTAGCAAGATTAGAAACAAGACAGCCCGCTGTTACATTCGCAAGGATTGTCTGAGCAGCACCTTGTTCTGAAGAATTGGCATGCTCTGCGCATGATATCTCTGTAGGTCTACGGTTATCTCCATCAACCGCTTGTAACGCTTTATCAAGTACTACTTCTGTTTCATAAATGATTTCGCCGTCTTTCTTCAATGCAACATAAACTTGTCCATTGCGCTTACCATTACCAGAACCAATGTATACGAAGTCTGGGTACTTTTCCATGTGGAACATTTCATCGATTAATGCACGTGTTCCGTTATTATCTACAGCTGAAATAATTACTGGTACACATGGTTCCTCATCGAATAATGGTGCCAAATCTTCTGCTGTATCTAAAAATTCTGTTGAATAAGGTAAACTGTATCGTTCACCGAACACTTGTGACTTATACTTATTAATGTCATTTTCGAAGAATTCTTGACGCTTTAAATTCTTCTCTTCTACAACGTCTCCATCAATTAAGAATGGAGTATAATCTTGTCGTGCCAAGTTACCAATGATGTATGAACCTGTTCCACCACAACCAATTACTACAATAACCTTCTTCTTATTTCCAAAATCAACCTTATACATATTTTCACCTCTACTGTTTACTTAATTATTATACACTATTCACCAGTAAAAGTAAATAGTTATTTAACGTAAAGCTCTAAACCTTTACTATATCTTGGACCAAAATCTAGAATACGATATGAGTGTAGTACTGGAAGATGTTCTGTAAATTTAACATTATGTAATTTTGGTATATAACCAATTCTAAACAACTCTCCACCAATGTTAATCATAACTTTAATTGCATTACTATCGTAAGGATTATCCGGTTCTCTCTCAAATGACAAATCTAACTTTTCTTTTGACTCAAAAATCTTTTTTAAAAATTCTTGTCTACCATCAAATGATACACCTGCTACGCGAAATACATCCATTATTGAATTCCTCCCATATCTCTTAACTTTAGAAATAATGACTCTTCTAGAGAACTCCATCTCTCTTCTTCCCATCTTGTAAGAGGTCCTCGTTGAATTCTCTCTGCAACCTCTTCTGAATCTAATGTAAACAATTCTTGCTCAAAGTTAATTAATTCTAATGTGTCCATGTTAATTCCTCATATATTCTGTATTATCTTATTATTTAGCATTGTTTTATATTTTGTTAATCTGTTTGGAGAATGACTTTAAGGCCAGTTTTGATTGAATTTGTATAGATACTGGCAAGTAGTTTTTAATGGTTTTAATAGTTAAAAGTTCCACCTACTGCACTTAATTTTTGTTTTTAGATAAGTGAGTTTTACTAATTTCTTCTTTTTTTGAATAATATACATGAAATATTTTATCTAAAATATTCTTACACAAATATAACCTCTTGCACTTGCAACTTTCTTTATAAGTGATATTTTTATCTTTGCTTTAGACACATATTTTTCGCTTGTACTTCGCTTTGTTCTTTCAATCTGAACTCTGTTATTATCAATATCAATAAGATAAACATGCCCTGTGGACATTCTTCCTACTACAAAATATTCTTTGTTGTTATAAAGAACCTTATCATAACGTCTAAAACCTGCAATTTTCCTTTTTGGTAATACAATAAATTTTCTGTGTGATACACTTGTTCTAACGTAATCACCTTTAGGAACACATTTCTTCTTGTATTTATTAGAGTTATTATTTCTGAATAGGGTGCCCCTACTTGCGATAACACAAGCATCTATTGTGTGGGTTTTCTCTAATTTAAAGATTCTACGTACTTCTTTAGTAATAAAGCCATACGTTAATTCGGCATCTGGATATTCCTTTTGCAACATTGACCGTAAAATATTCATCTGTGTTGCATATCTTAATGTTCCCTTAGCCTTTTTACCAAATTTCCTCTGGAACAATAACAACTGCTCTTCTGAACTATGTGCCAATTGGTGACAATCTGAACAAATCGTGATTAGGTTCGCTAGTTTATCACTTCCACCTCTGCTTCTTGGAATTAAATGATGTACCTCTAATCTACAGTCTTTCTTTCCACAACACTGACATGTATAGTTATCTCTCGCTCTTGTGGCTTGCTTAAAGTTCTCCTGTTGGTATAACTCACCATTGGCATAATCCCACTTATGAAATACTAAAGTAGGGTCTTGAAGTAATTGAGGGTCAAACTCCCCAACCTCTAAAATTACATCGGCAACAGGAAGTATTGATTTTATAAACTTTATTTCTCTTGTATGTCCTTGAAATTTAGATATTAAGGTAGGCGAATAATGATTCTTTCTCTTAGAAGCTTTACGATCATTAAATCTAGAAGGTCTATAGCGTAATTTATTTCTTCTACTTCTTCTAAACGCTTTACGTCTCTCCATCTTCTTTTTAATGTCATCTCTTAATTCAGTTTGAGACTCGTAAACAACTTCTGATGTTATGTCATTAATAACTGCACTTCCAACATACTTAGAACCCGTATCAACACCTAACGTAAGTGGTTGTGTGAAACTTGCGCTTTCATATAATAACTTTATTGTGAATGGACACTTTGAAACTACTTTCGCTCGTCTTTGTTTAAGTAAAACCCTAACTTTAGCACCATTATGTGTTGGCATAAGTGGTTGTCCGTTTTTATCTACTACATATACCAACATAATGGTACTCCTTTCTTTTAAAAATAAAATTAACTAACTCACCTTTTTATAGGTGGTAATGCGTATTCTGATACTGTTACCATATCAAAAATCCGACTTCCTCTCGACAATGTTATAAAGGCTTTTTGCACTATGCACACAGGACTCTTACATGCCTAATCCAACTTAATACATAGTGACAGTTGCTCCCGACTGAGGCGGCATCTGGAGGTGTCATAACCTTAATAACGTAGTATTCGTTTCTGAATACTTAATCTGTACGACTGCTGTTAGTATCGAAAACTAACGCATGGCATTCAGCCGCTCTACCTTTTTCCACGCTTTGTTTAAGATGTCTTCTAATTCTTCAACATCTTTTCTTAAATCCTCAAATCTCTTTAGTACAGACACATATCGAGACTTCTTCTCTGCGTAGGTCTTAATATCATCAAGACAAATACTTAATAATAATTTTCTTGTTGATACAGGTTCATAAGTGTACACATAAAAGTATATACCCTTTACCTTACCTGTGTCTACTGTTAACAAATTACGGATGTCTGTTACAAGGTTCTCTGATGAAAAAGAAACAAGAACTCTATCTTCAGGCATCTTCTTTACTTTGACAATGTACTTCATGTAAGTTTAATCCTCTAAAATGGAAGCATCTTCAATACGCATACCATATCCATTAAAATAAGTAAATAAATTAATAGGCTTACCTTCAAAATAGAAGAACATCTTGGAGTCTTTAGGGATATTTACTCCAAACACTTTATTGATTTCTTCAATATTCTTCTCATTGGAAATACCTAATGCTACTTTACCTTCTAATACTTCGTTCTTAATCTTAATAACTTTCTTGTCCATATTCTCGGTTACCATCCTTTTACATTTCTAATTATAACATATTTTGTCTAAATTGTAAATAAAAAACTAACTTTTTATCGCTAGTTTTTTAATTGATAAGTTGTGTTGATATATTCTGAACTTCTATACTTTTCAACTTTTTCTACTGTAATGGTATCGTTTACTTTAATATCGTTATACTCTTGTTCAGAAACTTCAACTTTAATATCTTCATTATCGTTTTTAACTGTAATTGTGTAGTGTGTTGATGGGTAAGGTACGAATACAACATTCTTTCCAATCATATATGGTCTTAACATTGAACTCTTAACAATCTCTTTATCTGTTACTTCTACAGTCAATTCTTCTGTTTTATAAGATGCTGAGAATTTATCAATAATGTAACTTGTAGGAATTTTAATCATAATTACTGTTAATACATAAATCAATGAGATTATTGATACAATGACAACTTTTTCAATTTTATTAAAATCTTCTAAATCAAAATCACTTACAGATAATATACCAAATATTAAGATGAATGAAATCACCATTGATAAGCATAAGTCTAAGTTTGTTGTCATAGTTATTACCTCTTTACAAGAATAATTATATCACACTTTGTATAGATGTAAACAAAAAAGATTAAGAAAATTCTTAATCTTCATTAATTATGACAATTCTTCCTCTTCTTCAAGTTTCTTAAGTGTTTCTTCACTTTCTAAAATCCACTTTTTATATCTTTCAATATCATCTTTACACTTATCAATTTGTTGAAGTCTATTCACCTTTTTGTAATTCGCAAAATATTCCTTCAATTCTTTAAGGTCAGGTGACAAGAACCATGCAAACTTCAATTTATATTCAGTACCTTCCAAATCATGGAAAGAAACATAGTCTCTTATACAGAAAATCTTTTCATAAGCAGTATCAACTTCTACAAATCCCCTAGAGACTTCACATACAATAGATCGAACACAATCATCTAACAAATCTCCGTATGAATGATAAATTTCTTGAAGGCTATATATCTCTTGAATGGATAACCAACGAAGCAAGGACACGTTGTTATCGTGGACTGCTTGAACTGCCAATTCAATAGCACGATGATATTGCTCTTGATTATACTCTTTTCTTGCTTCTTTCGTAAGTGTCGTTTTCACATATACTCTATCTTCACCACATACTGCATCTGGGTCATCACTATACATGGTTATAGTTGCTTCTCCATCGTCAAAGTAGAAGTCTTTTACTTTTTCTAATTCAATCTTGTTCTCATGTGTATTATTATACAAATTTAACACAAGTTCTTCTGCTGGTTTCAAATCTTTTCTCTTCATATTTATTGTTTTCCTTTTATTCTAATATTTTATAGTAATGTGAACTTATTAAGTTTCGCCCATTCTTTAATTGCGTTATATTCTGGTGTATTTTTACTAATAAATCTGTTATTCATATCGCCTTCGACTTGAGTTACTTTTTTGTCTTTTACTTCGATTGTAACGTATGGCACTTCTCTATCCTTACGCAAGAAATAAATCATATCTTCTCTTCTAATGACTTTATCTACATAGACACCTACACAATGATGAAGTGCTTTACCCTCATTAATAATATCTTTTGTAGTCTTAGGAATAGTGATAGAGAACTCTCCATTATCGTACTCTTGTACATTTAACTGGCTAATCACTTCTTGGTATTCTTGTTCAATCTTAGCGTCTGTAATTGCTTTGTAAACGAGTTGGTACTTATCATGTAATTCTTGCATAGTAGTCGTCTTTAGCATATCGTAGAAGTCTTTTAGTGTTTTATTACGATTGATAACTTTGTACATCTTGATTGTATCGTTAATATAATAAGAATTAATATCTTTAAC